TGGTGTAAAAGAAGTAATTTGCGGTGTTCCATCTTCAATAAAAACAATAACAGGATCATCATATCCTAATGCTACAGTAGAGTTATAAACATCAACCGCATTTTTACCAAATGAAATAACGTTTCCGTCTCCAAAATCTTTAAAGCTAACATACAAGCTAACATATATATTAGCATGTATTGATAAATCTTTCATATCTCACCCAAGTCTGTATTTAAAAAAAGTTTTAAGCATTCTCAACATATATTCATTCGGGTTTCTATACAAATGACATTCTTTGAATCCAACCCATTCAGTAGCAAATTGAACAACCGCACCAGAACGACTAACACCAGCGATACAATGAACAACAACGTCATATTTCATTTCAAATGCAAAAAGTAAAACTTTTACAATTTCTTCTACTTGAGATATTCTTACTCTAAAAGGCCAGACAATATCAAGCTCATCTTCAACATCAGAAAATTCAAATTGAAAAATTTGTTTAAATGGATATTCACATTTTGGTTTTGGAAAATCGACACACGGGTCTACAATCTGAATTAGGATTGCTTCATTATCTTCCGTTGGGTGGTTAAAATTACCGTTTTTAATGTCGTGATAAGAGACATTCTGAATGTTATGCGTCATAGCAAATGTTGTCCGAAAGTGTTATAAAATTGCTCATAATCATATTATACCACGAAAGCACCCTATTGTAAAGTGTTTTAAAGAGCGGTAGTCGGAAATGATGAATGTTAATAAAATCAATCAGTTATAGTATATTGTCCGGAGGGTATGCTTTTTCAAGGATAAGACCCGCATATTCTCATGAGGTAAGAACGTTCTAACCTACAGGTTGAAACAGTTCTGACAGAATTAACACGCAGTCGAGAATCAAATTAAACGTATCGTAATCGAATGGAAATCAACGTGGAATTGCAACAAAAACAAGCAATAATCAAGCGGCAATCGGTTGATAATCAAGTGATAATCAAGTGATAATCAACCGATAATCAGGGTTTTACACGTTTTGTAATACCTCAGAACGTGAATAGTCGAAAGGAAATTTTTTTTGTAAAAAATTTAAATAGATTTAAAATTCCTTGAAAATCAAGGAAAAAAATAACGCTAATCAGAACCTTTTCTTTTTTTTATACTTTCTACTAGCTCGTCTACAATTTTTCTTGATTCTTTATTGTGCTCACTATCAAATTTGAATATTCGCGTTGTTTTTTCATAGCAATAACTTCCCCCATCTAAATTAAATGGGTCATTAATGCAACTTGCGAAAGTTGCAGAAACTGTCGCTTTATTCAATGCCGGGTCAACCATTGAATAAAATGGTAAGGAGAATGTAAATACTAGTAGGTTTAAAGTTAAATATTCCATTTTTAGTCCTTTTAAAAAATAAATATTTATCACCAACAACCTTTTAGAGTAGCCTAAAAATGAGAGAGATTAGCGAACAATTAGTAGAACAAATCATTGGAAGAATCTATAGAGATACAGTCGTATCAAAGTCTCCAGATTATTTTGTCAAACATACTTATAGCTACAATGATTTTAAAGAGCTAACTTCCAAAGAAGTTTTTCATAGTATTATAGGTTTCTTACCAAATGTAACGTACCGTGATGCGCCTTTCATCTTGAGTGTTACATTCGATAAGCGATCCCATAATTATGAAATAACTGTAAAGAATCCTATTATGTAAGTTTTCTTAAACAAGCATTAGTTAAACTAGTATGCGTCCAACCTTCTTTTGTTGGGTGGCATAATTCAATAATATAAAAACTATTGTTTTCTGCAAACTGTGCTGATAACCCAACGATTGTACATTCGGTATTTTCAAATTCCCAATTAGGGGTCGAATGAATGATTGCTTTTTCATTTGGTTCGAAAAGTTGTAATTCTCTCATAAATTTTCCAAAATTATTGTTTAAATAATGTGCCTGAACCAGTAATTTGATTAACACCATTAAAAAGCATTGATGCTTTACTTAAAGTATTATCAAAAACCAAAACAAATGTCAATTCATCTTCTGTTCCAGCAGAGAATGTTGCTTTACCAGAACATGTTGCTTTATCCAATGTGTAAGTTCCGTATTCTTTTGTAAATTTTCCTTCTTCCGTAATATAACCGTGACAACCAGATACGTGAGATACTGTTGCACCACCTTTACCATCGAATTGAAAAAAACCAACAGAGGAACAACCTAAAGGAATTTCAGTTCTTTGTGGAACATTTGTTGTTGGTTTAGTTTCATTATATTGACCCATATATGCCGCAGTGAAAGAATAATTACCTTTTAATGCTTCTGAACCTTTGCAACCCGCTGCATCTGCTGATGCTGAAATACTGATACTAAAAATGGTTGCTGCTAAAATTAATTTTTTCATTTTGAATCTCCGATTAGTAAAGTTGATGTGGTTATTATATCACAACGAAAATCAAATGTCAAGAACTTTTTTTAATCTAATAAAATATTAATTGCTTCAAGTCCATTCTTCTTGATGACGATGGCGCGGTCATCAGGAACATTTATATCTGTAGGATTGATTCTTAATAAGGTTGCGTTAGGTACATGGGTATGAATGAATTCACTCATATGTCTAATAGTTGGTACAGCTTCACCTGCTCCAATTTCAATTAGGAGAATTTTGTGCGTACCTTGGTCATATTGCTGCATGAATTTTGTAAATGTCCGTGATTGTGTATTTGTTTCTTCTTTATCAAAGCCAACATCATAGCCAAAGAACATGACATTTGGTCTTGTAGTACCACCACATTTTTTACAAAGAGGTACACCGTTTTTTAATGTATAGGTTTCTTCATCAATGTCGAAGTATGTATCTTCTTTTGATTCCCAAATATCCTTACAATCATGACATTGGAATTTTTTTAATCTACCATGGATTTCATACACATCTTTAAAACCTGCTTTGTGATGAGCACTATCAATATTGGAAGTAACAACAAAATGTCCTTCCTTTTCTTCCATTAATTTTAAAAGTTTGAAATAACCTTCATGTGGTTGTGCTTTAACATAATTATTGTATCTTTCACCATGAAATGTCCATGCTAGCTCATTTTGATTTTTAAATGCTGTTTCTGTCGTTAATTCGGTGTATGATACTTTATTATTTTTAATTGAGTTTAATGAATTGGTTGTGTTTCTAAATGTATCAAGACCTGAATCGGCGGACATTCCTGCCCCTGTTAATAACACAATGACTTGGGAATCATTAATGAGCTGCTTTGCTTTTTCAATTGACATATTGATTTCCTTTTATTGTTATTATACTCTATTCGTGTTGGTATTCGATAATTGCCTTGTTCAAAATTTCAATAGTTTCTTTAGCATTTTTAGTGAAAGCTTCTTGAGAAAAAATACCAGTCAGTCTGTATTCTTTGATGTAAGTAGTATGATCTTCACAATCTTCTAACTTTCCTGTAACGGATTGTAGAATTTCTAATTTTACATCTTCAGTAGTTTCCTCTAACCATTTATCAATTCTAACTTCACAATCGTATTTTTCTTCATTTTTCTTTATGTCTACTTCTATCCAACCTTCTTCATCGATTACTTTATAACCATTTTTAATAAGTGCATCTAATTTTGCTTTTGATTTGTTGTAAAATGGTAGACTTGTAATTGATTCTTTGATTAAACCCAATCGATGTAATCTTTCTTCAGATTGTTTTTTGATATTAAATTTAATTTTAGTAACTTGCAATCTTTCTTCTTTTGTTGGTTTTTCTTTAATCGGTTCATAATTTACAAATATATCCGATTTTTCATTTATTTCTTGTACAGCTCTTTTTAAAATATTTTGATTTATTATAGCCCATTTTTCCTTTTTACCGTTTGAAACGTTTAATAGGTCCAAACAATCATTATAATTTAAAATTAAAACTTCTAGACCTTCATAATCTTTTAATATCTCATAAAGTAGTTTTGAATATTTCGAGACCATAGAAAACTGAATCTTAAAAAACATTTTTGAAAAATATTTCTTAACATCTATAAATCTTGTAATTAAGGTATTTGAAAGACCGAGCCTAATTGTTTTTTTATCGGAGAATATCTTATGCTTTGAAATCTTCATTTCCAAAATAAATCTAGTAATAATCATTTCATCAATATCTTTATTTTTCCCTAACGAATTCAAAATAATCTTAACATCGGATAGATCATTTAATGTTTTGATTAGAGTATTGTATTGATTATTTTTATATTTGTTAATTGCCTTTGAAATATCTTGAATTGGAAAATAGAATTCAGTCATACCAGATTCGTTAATTACCATTTTTTCTTTAATGATAGTTTCCCTAACTCTATAATAAATGAAATTTATCAAATCTATTTGCATTGGATTCATTTCATAAAGAGTTGCCGAATCATGCTTATTTTCTTTCGTGAAGATTATTTGTGTTAGTTCACTTGGTTTATTAAACTCCATCATTGCAGTATTTATTTTTTCTTTCATGATATTCCCCATCTTACTTTGTGTGTATATTATACATTATATTTATAAAAAAATATGAATATAAAACACATAATCACAGTTTTTGATGATGGATTATCAGAACACAAAATACGATTGAATATTTTTATAGAACACAAAGTATGATGTGTTTTCCTGCTTTTGAACACAAAGTATGATGTGTTTTTCATCGCTAAAACACAATCCGTGATGAATTTTTAAAAATAAATCTTAAAAAAGCCCTTTAGAATAATGTGGTTTCGCAGGTCAAAATCCGCCTAAAGAATAGATTTAAAGAATATTAAAGAGGAACAGCTTTCTTGAGGAATTTATTTGCTTCGCAATATTAAAATCAAAAATCATCAAATTTAGATCCAAAAATACACCGAAATACAAATTATCAGGAACTTGAAATTATTGAGCTAAAACACCATATTTTAAAGGACGTTAAAATCAGCAAAAATTAAATGAAAAAAAGTTCTTAACAAACTTGGAATTTCCGTGGTATAATTTTTCACAAAGGAATATTTAATTTAGGAGATATGACAATGATTGGTATGAAAGTTATGTGTGGAAGGGATAAAGATGGTTCATCAACGAAAGCTGAAGCAATTATCACATCAATTCCAACTGAGCAAGTTAAACAAACCAAAGGAAATACTGGCGGAGAAGTAAGTAAAGGTAGTGAAGAACAAAAATGTTGCAAGTTTTATTGGAAAATCTCATTCCGATGAAACCATAAAAAAAATGAGAGAAACGCATAAGAAAAACAAACACCAACAAGGTGAGAAAAATTCACACTATGGTACGATGTGGATAAATCATCCGATTGAAAAACTTTTCAAATCTATTAGAAAGGAAGATTTTCCAGAATTTGAAAAAAATGGTTGGTTGAAAGGTAGATCTTTTACTTCTGAACGAGATTTAGAAAAAAGAAGAAAAAAAGAAGAACTTAAACTTAAAAAATTAAATGATGAGTTGTTAAAAGAACAAAAAGTTGAAAAAGAAAAACAAGAAAAAATACTTCAGAAACAGCTTGAAAATGAAAATAAAATAATTGAATTAAGAAGACTTTATGAGATTTACAAAGTTGAAGGTTTTGATGGTGTGTTGGCAACAGGTTACATATACACCAAGCAAAATTTAGTAAATCAGATGATGCACAATTTACCAGAATTTGTTTCACAAAATGGTAAAAGACGAAAAAATATTGTATAATAAAAGATAAAGGAAGTGTGGGTGAGTTAGTTTAAACCGGCGGACTGTAAATCCGTTGCCACTGGCATCGTTGGGGCAGAGCCAACCGCTTCCACCAGATAAAACATCACTATCGTATAATGGTTAGTACACAAGGTTTTCACTCCTGGAACCGGAATTAGACTTTCCGTAGTGACGCCAAATAAAAAATGTGGTAGAAGTGAGAATCACTGGTGTTAATGGTAACATAATTGTCTTCCAAACAATTGTTACGGGTTCGAATCCCGTGTGATTATCACTTCTACTATGATTTAAAAAGAAAATGTTCTTGTGGCGCAATTGGAAGACGCGTTGGTCTTAGAAACCAAATGTTGTGAGTTCGACTCTCACCAAGAACACAAAAAAACAATACGGTCCTGTAGCACAATTTAGTTAGTGCTAGCAGGATTAAAAAAGAATAACCCCCGTTCGCCTAGCGGACCAAGGCCGCAAACTCATAATTTGTTGATCGTCCGTTCGAATCGGACACGGGGGACCAGTTATAAAAATTCTTTGTAATCATTTGAAATTGACTAATTTATGTTATAATTACAATTAAAAATTGGTAATTAAAATGAAAAGAAAAAAAGTCAAATGTGAATCTTGTGGTTTTGAAATTTCTGTTAATTGTATTAAAAATCACAAAGATACAAAAACATGCATTGCAAATCAAAATGGTAGAACAATAAAACCATCTATCATCGTTACAGACGATTTTAAATGTATTTTTTGTGATAGAGAAAGTACAAGCAAAGGATCATTTGTACAGCATCATATCAGATGTAAGCTGAATCCAGAAATGATTGTTAAGCCATTAAGAACAGAAAAATGGTATGAAGCAATGCGTAGAGGAAAAGAAAATGGCACTGCGACTAATCAGTATCTAAAAGCAAGAAGATTAGGCTTACCAGATCCAACAGTTTCCGAAGAAGTCAGGAAGAAAATTTCTGATGCGAGTAAGAAACGGGAATGGACTGAAGAAAGTAAAAAGAAACTTTCCGAATCAATGTTAAGGGCCGTTGAGAAAAATCCTGAATCTTATACCAAAAATAATGTTTGTGGTAGAGTTAAGAAAATAGATTATAATGGTATCTCATTAAAAGGTAGCTGGGAGTTAAAAACTGCTCAATGGTTAGATTCATTAAATTTAAAATGGACGCATGAAGAAGGACCATTTACTTATTTTTGGGAAGGGAAGAACAAAAGCTATTTTCCAGATTTCTTTTTAGAAGAGCATAACGTTTATTTGGAAGTGAAAGGTTATAAAACCGAAAGAGATGAAGCTAAATGGTGTCAATTTCCACATAAGCTTATTATTGTTGATAAAGATGTTATTCATTCTTTAGAATCAATTTCACTAAATGATCTGATCGAAAGAAAAGAATTTTTAAAAGATGTAGTTAAGCAATATTCTGATGAAGAAATAATTGAAGCTATAAAAAATTCTATGAATGCATACCAAGTGATACAACAATTAGATTTGAGATATAGTCATATTCAAGTTATTACAGACATCATGGAAAAATATAATATCGGTTTTTGGATTGAATCACCAAAAGAGAAAAAAATAAAAAAAGTGGTTGAAAAACAACCAAAACAAATTAAAATTAAGCTACCTAAAGTAATTACGGCAAATTCTCATTCGGAAGAAACAAAATCTAAAATTAGTGAATCGGCTAAAGGAAAACATGAAGGTGAGAAAAATTCTCAATTTGGAAAAATGTGGATTCATAACCTGGATGAGAAAATCAGCAAGAGCATAAAAGTCGATGAGTTTTCGCAGTTTGAAGCAGAAGGCTGGTTGAAAGGTAGAAAAATGAAATTTTAAAAAAGATTCAAAAAGTTCTTGACAATCAACATAAAAACTGTTATAATAAACCCATAAATTAGAAAAACAAATAAATACCTAATAAATTGGGATACCTAATAAATTGGGAGAATAAAATGAAAACCGAATTAGAATTAACAATTGCAGAAGCAACATCTTTACTTAAAGTGATGGAAGTTTTTACTTACAGAATTTTAGATATTGTTCCTTCTTTTAAATTAGTTAGAGATGAAAATGGACTTTCAGTTGTTGGAACAATTCCTACCGTTAATTCTCATGATGTACTTGATAAAACCACAGTGATTGAATTACACGAAGCTGGATTTGAAGCTACTTTAGACGGTGAAGTACTAACTGTAAAACTTTTAAAAGAATAAGAAAAACTTGTATGATTTTCTAAATGAGAAGATAGGCTCCCCCACTCACCAGGCCTCTTAACAATGCACAAATAGGTTTCCTAAGAAGTGGTTTTGTAGCCTTATACACTATCTCAAATAGATTACAAGTTCTCACAATCAAAGCCTCTTAATAATGCTCAAATATTGATTCTGAGTTTTTTAACATTAGGATTTAAGTATGAATTTTGAAAAAGCACCAACTTTATTTGATTTTAGTAAAATATTTGATGAATATTTGAAAGATTGTATGGATACACAAGGGAATGTTTCATCACATACTTTTCCTGCTAATTTAACTGTTTTTGATACTGATATGATAATGAATATCGAATAGTCGAAATCAAACAAGATTATTTAGGTGGTTGTGGTTGTCCAAGTGGTATAGAAATTGTAATTAAAAAAGAATAATGGCACCTTGCTAGAGTGGTCCAATAGGAGGGTTTGCAAAACCCTAAAGTCAACGGTTCGAATCCGTTAGGTGCTTCCAGTTTCGTTTAGATGAATGAAATACGAAGGTGTCATCGTAGACTATATGTCGAATACATATCAAGGTGGAAGGGCTGCAGACCTAGTGTGATGGATTACCACTGTGTCTTATTATGAAGCACGTTTTAAGACTGACAACTTGGAAAGACAAGTAATTTTTAACAAACTATCGGATACCAGTCTAATATTGGTTGACACCTCCGAGATAGCTACGGTTAGATGCTAAGTTAAAGCTTGATGATAGTTTGTTAAAAATTTAAAAAAATATCTTGACAGCATTGAATTATTATTGTATAATGAGTATAAATAAAAATACTAAATTTTAAAAATAATAACATTGAACTACAAGAAAAGATTACATCGCAATTGAAAATACGAAGCGGTCTTAACGGTCCGCCTAAAAACATCCTTTTTGATTCTGTCAGTGTTATTATTTTTGGAATTATTCCGGAAAGGAAAATTCAGAACAATTTTGGAGAGTTCGCATAACGGTAGTGCAGCAAACTTGAAATTTGCCGAAGCCAGAGATGGCTTTAAGAGTTCAAATCTCTTACTCTCCTCCATTATTAGATATGAAGTTGAATGTTAAAAAAGGTTAAAAAACATTTGACAAACACTAAAAATTATTGTATAATGTATTCATAGTTTGAAAGTGTTACAAGCTCTTTAACAATTTAAATAAAACTTATTTAGAAAATTATTGTATAAAAGTATTCATCATAAAAAGTTTGATGTGTTCCGGGACAGACGCAAGGTGTGTCAGCAGGCTGTTAACCTGTCATCGGCTGGTTCGATTCCAGCTCTCGGAGCAGATCAAATTTGATGAAAAAAAATGCAGATGTAGTTTAATAGTAAAATGTCGGAATTCCATTCTGAAGATGTTGGTGCAAATCCAATCTACCTGCTCCAAATACAGCCATTAGCTCAGTTTGATAGAGCGCGCAATTTGGGATTGCGAAGTCGTAGGTTTGAATCCTACATGGCTGAAATATAATCTGCCCATATAGCTCAGTATGGGATCCAACAATGGGGCTGTATTTCAACTGGACAGAAAAATTGGTTTCTACCCAATAGGTTGGGGGTTCGAGTCCCTCCAGCCCCACAGTTAAAAATCCTAACAAATAATTTTGTTAGGATTTTTTTTGTCTTTAAATTATTTAATTCCAATTGCCGATTTGATACTTTCAACATCTAGTTGGTGCTCTTTCAAAATAAAAATGTTATCATATACTGAATTTAAATATTCCCATTTTCCAGGTTGTTTTTCATTTTGTATTTTTTGAACCCAATCACTTTTTGGTTCTAAATAAACGTCCCATGATGGAATATAAAAATCACTGTAATAATTATGTGAAAAACCTTCAGCATCTATCCATTTTAAAGGTTTTGGACGAATCCATTCAATTTCAGCTGCATCTAAACTCTTAGCTATTTTAACTTCCCAAGATGAATCCATTTTTATTTTCTCTCCACTAACCATTGTATATTCATATACTTTTTTACCACAAGGATTTTCTCTAGAAAAAGCATATTTTTGTATTTTTAATCTTGTTTCTTTTGAATGATTCTTACCAAGTATGTATGGTATTATTCTACCGCTTTTAACACCTTCACTATAAGATTCACCAATTTTTTTAACAATCTCATTAGTTTCTTTTGTCAAACCTTTGTTCCATGCTGTTCTAGTACCCGATTTAAAATTATCATTATTTGCTGTAAATCCGATCCCATCACCATGAGTTCTCCAAATGTGAGATAAAATACCATTTTTAGAATATTCTAATGAGCAATTAGGACAAGCATATTTTCCAGATTCGGCTTTCCAGCTTTCATCTAGTTTTAAAGTTTGTTTTGATGAATTATTATTTTCTTGATTTCTCAAACATGTTTTTGAGTTTAGATGTTTAGTAAAGTTGCTTACAGATACTTCAATACCACAATCTTGACAGGTTATTTTATTTCTAATCATAATACTCTCCTTATGAAATTTTTTTTGTATAATTAAATTGTGAAGGGACAGTGGTTGATTCTCCAACTATTTCTTTAAATTTGGATCGTTTAAAGATTACCTTCACACCTTATTTTACAATTAATTTGAAAAAGATCTTGATTTCTTAAAGTTGTTATGGTATAATTATTTTAAGAAATAAAGAATTGAAAGGTTAGATTCTCGATGGTAGCGTGGTTAGTGAAGCTACCGTAATAGCGTAAACCGACTGTTAGTCGGTTCGAATCCCACCGACCTTTTACACTAATTTTAGGATGAGATGATGCGAAGCAAGATAAGTACAAAACAACAAGATGGATTTAAAATTACTAAGTTTGATGATGGTTCTTTAGAGATTAAAAATCTAAATCTGCCAGTTTTGATTGAGGGTGATACAAAATTGGAAAGCATGAGATCTGGAAAGTTTGAGACATTTTTCAAATGGGTGACTAATGTAAATATTGTTGTTAATGGACGTTGGTGTTTTAGTCATCAGATTTCATAATCTTGATTAAGTTACTTTCATGAAATTAGCACATTTATTAAAACCATTAGAAGAACAGCTTAATGAATATAATTTTGAATCATTGTCTGATGTTGAAGATTATTGGAAAGGATTAGGATTAGATTTCTTTTTACATGAGAAAGATGGTATAATTGAGTTATCAAAGATTATTGTTCCGAAGTCATCAAGAAATACTGGTATTGGCACAAAAGCTATGAAAGCTCTTTTATCATATGCTGATAATCATAACAAAAAGATAATTCTTTCTCCATCGAATGATTTTGGTGGATCAAAAGCTAGATTAGAAAAATTCTATAAATCTTTTGGCTTTGTGATGAATAAAGGAAAGAATAAAGATTATAGATTTCGAGAAACGATGTATAGGAATCCGAAATGAAATTGAAAGATTTAATAACGTTGGCAGAAGTAAAGTTACATCCAAAAAATACATCAAAAACGATTTCTGGGGTTCTAAAAAATAATTCCGTGATTGGTAAAGGTTATCAAGTATTGGTTTATGATTCCAAATCTAAGCCAGATACAGTTATTAAGATTGTTCCTATTTTGGGAGAACATGATTCAGCCTATCAATTTTTAAGATTGTGCGTCAACAATCAAAATAATCCATTTCTACCAAAGATTCATTCATATAAGTCTTATAGCATTAAGGCCTTATCAACAGAAGATAAGCAGTTTTTAGATGATGTTGGTTATTATACATTATCTGATGATTCTTATAAGGCTACATCTATCATGTTTATCGTCACTGAAAAATTGGAAGATTCTGAAAATAAGATAATTTCCGCATTTGAAAAACTAGGTATTCCAACCGAAGATGATTTGCTGCAATATCATGATTATAAGATTGGTATGAATTTGAAAATCTCATATGTAGTAACAAATTATTTTAGAAGTAAGGCAAATAGACTAAAACTTAGAAATTCGGTTGAAAACAAAGATTTTAAGAATGTTATGCGGTTATTGGAGCCATTATTTAAAAATTTTTATCCGGACTTACATATGAAAAATTTCATGGTTAGACAGAACGGAGAATTGGTTTTCAATGATCCGATTGTCCAAAATACTGAAAACCTGGATTTGAATAACTTGTCGGATTTTATTCCTTCAAACGATTCAAAGCGTAAGACTGGTTTTGAACATTTGACACAAGATGAAAAAGATTTAATTAATAAGTACAGAGGTAAAATTTCGTCAACTAAAGATTATAAACAATTGCCTGATGAAGAACAGAAAATAATAAAGCAGGTGTTTAAATCGGAATTTAGATTTTTAAATTGGATTTATAGTTTTTAA